AAGGAGGCCCGACCCCAATTTTCTGTCTATCCGAAAACGGGCAGGAGCAGGCGAATCTGGCCGAGGACTCTCAAGCCCTGACAGATTCAGACAAGGAACCTGGCATAGCGCCCCGATTGGAAACTGCGACATTGGGGGGCGGGAGCTACGGGCACCAAGTGGCAAAGGTCGCCAAGGAATTGTTGGGTGTCGACCTGATGCCGTGGCAGCTGCACGCACTCAACGGCCAGCTCGAACACGACGACGAAGGCAATCTGATTCGCCGGCGGTCTTTGGTGTCGGTCGCTCGGCAGAACGGCAAGACCATGGCATTGAAGGCCCTGATCCTGTGGGCACTGACCGAGGAACCCAAGCGCCGGGGCGGGCCGATCATGCTGATAAGCACCGCGCACCAGCTCGACCTGGCTGTTGAAATCTTTGAAGCTCTGGCACCAATCCTTGACAAGGAGTTCGGCGCCAAAGTGAAGTGGAGCTACGGGCGCAACGAGGTCATCATGCCTGACGGCACCCGGTGGCTGGTGCAGGCCGCGACTCCCAAGGCATTCCACGGACTGTCCCCGACGTATGTAATTGCCGACGAGGTATGGGCGATCAGCCGCGACGTGCTGCTCAATGGTGCCCTGCCGTCGCAGCGCGTAATGAAGTCGCCGCTCCTGTCGTGCTGGTCAACCGCCGGCACTGAGGATTCGCTGGCCATGCTGCAGATGCGCGAGGAAGGGCTTCGGGCAATTGATGAGGGCCGCACGACAAAGCTCTACATGGCCGAATGGTCTGTTCCCCCTGGCGTCGATCCGATGACTTCACCCGAGCTGTGGAAAATGGCCAACCCTGCCCTGGGCTACACGCTCGAGCCTGACGTACTGGCAGACGAAGCCGAGCAAGTGGACAAGGCCGCGTTCCTGCGGGCATCGCTCAACGTGTGGATCAGCTCAGAGCGGTCGTGGCTGCCCCCGGGCCTGTTCGACTCGCTCAAGGTAGAGGACATTCCCGCCGGCGGCGTGGTGGCCGTAGATTCCTCAATCGACGAATCGCTCTATTGCGGTGTAAGGGCGCAGCGCCTGGGCGACGACACCATTGGAGTCACCGTGGAGTTTCTGGCCGACTCGCTGGCGGGCTGCTGGTCTGCCGTTGAGTCTGCAGCTGCGAATTGCGACCACATCGCACTCACGCCCAGCCTTTTCGAGATTGCGCCGCCGGCACTTGCCCGCAAAAAGGTGCAGGTTGGTTACGCCGAGCTCGCAACGCACACCGGGACGATCAAGCAGCTGATCACTGAAGGCAGGATCGTTCACACTGGCGAGCAGATGCTGGCCGAGCATGTGGACCGCGCCGTTGGCGTCAAGACTCAACGCGGCTACGCACTCTCATCGCAGCGCAGCTCTGGCCCGATCACACTCGCCAGGTGCATGATCTTTGCGGCTGCCTTGATTGCAAAGCCTACGTCTAGGGCCAAGCCTGCTATCGCATTCGGCAGGTAACATAAGCGCCGCCTGTGGGGGGCAGTCGGTTCCCCCGCTGCCCCTCATGGGTATCAGATCGTATCTTTATGCCGCAGCCCTTGTAATTACATAAGACGCGGAGGACGATTCACCTATGGAGCTCTTTAAGAAGGTGAAGGCGACGCCTGCTTTCGCTTCTGCGCCCGTCGCGGCGGCTGCTGGGGCTCCACAGGGCGGAAGTTTCCTCGGGTACAGTGTGGGTGCCCTTGAGGAAGCGGCCCTCAGCGTCCCCACGGTGGCCAGAGCAATCTCCCTGCTCTCCACCGTGGCGGCGACGCTGAACATCAAGAGCTACACCCTGCAGTGGACCGGGCAGGAATACGAAAAGCTCTACGTCGAGGGCGAGTCGTGGATGAATCGCCCCGACCCCAAGACCACGCGCAACTTCATCATGGCCAAGACCGCTCGGGATCTGATCCTGTACGGACGCGCCTTTTGGATGATCACCAGCCGTTACTCAACTGGCTACCCCGCCACCTTCCAGTGGCTGCCGGCCAACCTGTGTGACACGCCAGACAACGCACCGCCGGAATGGTTCGGGCCTGCCGAGAAGGTCAACTTCAACGGCATCCCGCTTGACGTGGCCCAGCTGGTGCAGTTTCACAGCGGGTCCCAGGGCATCATCTACCAGGGGCGCCGCGCAATTCAGATTGCGCTGAGGCTTGACCAGTCGGCAGAGCGTTTCGCCACCAACGAGATTGCCGCCGGCTACCTGCAGCAGAAGGGCGGCGAGCCCATGAGCGGCGACGAGCTCGCTGAGATGGCCGCAGCGTGGGCAGCCAACAGGCGCACGAACGCCATTGGCGCGCTGAACGAGCTGGTCAGCTTTGAATCGTTCGACGTTGACCCGTCAAAGCTGCAACTCGTCGAAGGCCGGGAGTACCAAACGAAGGAATTGTCCAGGCTCATGGATATTCCAGCGTACCTCCTGGCGATCGATCAGTCGGGCATGACGTACGCCAACGCGCAGCAGGCCCGGCAGGATCTGATCCTGTTCGGCGCCCGCCCCATCCTGCACGCGATCCAAGAGCGCCTGAGCATGGATGACATCCTTCCCCGGGGCCGGCACGTCGAGTTCGCCCTGGACGAGTACTTGGACGAGTTCAACGATGTCGAGGAAATGCCGGAGGAAATCCGGCCAGTCGAGGAAATCGAGGTTGAGCGTGATTCGCTTTGACGCTGATGCCAGTCTGATCACCGCTGAGGCTGGTGACGCCGAGCGCCCGGCCCGCATCGCGGGCATCGCTGTGCCGTGGGACACGGTTGCGACTGTCTCTGATGGCCAGCAGGTGCGATTCTCGCGTGGGGCCTTCGACACCGCGCAGAAGCCCGCGAAGCTGATCGAGAACCACGACCTGACGCAGCTGCGCGGCGTGGTCAATGCCCTTCAGGACACTGACGAGGGCTTGGAGTTTGAAGCCACACTTGCAGACACCAGGGCAAGCCGCGACGCCGTGGCACTGCTCAAGGCTGGCGCTTACGACTCTGTGAGCGTGGGAGCCCAGCCCACCAAGTTCACGACCGATGCCGAAGGCGTGATGACCGTCACTGAGGCTTCATTGGTCGAGCTTTCTCTGGTCGCCCTCCCGGCGTTCAGCGAAGCCGTGATCACCAAGGTTGCGGCAACCGAGCCTACGGAAACCGTGGAGCTCGAGCAGGAGCAGGAGCACGACACCGACAACACCGAGCAGGAGTCAGAGGAAATGGCAGATGCCGAGAAGGCCGAGCCCGTCGCGGCAGAGGCCACCATCCCCACCAACCCCATCATTTTCGCCCAGAAGCCTGAGCTTCCGAGCGCGGTCGAGTACCTGAGCGCGTTTCTAAAGGGCGGCGCCGACTTCGACCGGATGCAGACTCGCCTTCGCGCAGCTGCCCCGGACGTGGTGACCAACGACGTGCCGGGCATCCTGCCCACGCCGATTCTGGGTCCGGTCTACAACAACTTCATCGGGAACCGTCCGGTGGTTGACGCCATTGGCGCCAGGGCCATGCCCGGCGGCGGCAAGGTGTTCATCCGTCCCGAGGTCACGACCCACACGAGCATGGGCGTTCAGACCAACCAGAACGAGAACCTGACTCAGGGCACGCTGGTCGTGACTGACAACCAGGTCACCAAAAACACCTACGGCGGCTTTGTCCAGCTGAGCGAGCAGGCTGTCGACTTCACCGACCCGGCAATCCTGACCGTGCTGCTCGACGACATGGCCCGGATCTACGCCAACCAGACCGACGACGTGGCCGCTGACGCTCTCGCGTCCGGTATCACCGTTACCAGGAACTTTGAGGCCGACGACGTTCTGAAGCCTGAAGTGTGGGCAGCGTGGATCGCCGGCGCCGCCCGGACGATTCTGAGCTCCGCCAACGGCAACCTGCCGACCCACATTTTCCTGAACCCTGAAAGCTGGGGTTGGCTGGTGCAGCTGAGCGACGACTCCAAGCGCCCGCTGTTCCCGCAGGTGGGTCCCATGAATGCCTTTGGCAACCTGGGCGTCACTGAGGCTGTGGGTAACGCCTTCGGGCTGTCCGTGGTCGTTGACCGCAACTTCCCCGCCGACTTCATGGCGATCGGGGACGCTTCCGGCTTCGAGATCTACGAGCAGCAGAAGGGCGCGATTCAGGCGAGCAACCCGGCCGAGCTCAGCACGACGCTGGCCTTCCGGGGTTACTTCGCAACCCTGATGATCGACTCGTCCAAGTTCGTCAAGATGGCGCTGGTCTAGTAAGCCGCTTACCTGACTGACTGCTCATGCCCGTTTACGCCATTACCCATCGTCAGGTCACAGACGACTATCTGGTCGTCCAGACCCTTGAGGGCACCGACGTTGGCATCGGGCAGTCAGTCACGGTGGCTGGGCTGGGGGCGACGCTCAACGGCACCTACACGGTGCTAGACGTTCCTACATACCGTTACATCGGCGTCGATGATGAGGGCGACTGGATCTTTGATCCTGAAGAAATCATCCTCAATCAGCTGCTCATGGCCAAGACTCACGCAGACGTTGCGCGTGGGCCTGTGGCGGGCACGCTCACCTCAACGCCCGTCTGCACATGGATCGTAAATAACGATGTCGTGGAGTGGCTGGGCATCGCTTCGGCCACGGCCAATGACACGGCTTTCATCACCAGCTGTGTGTCTGCAGCTAACGCCTACGCCTACCGCCGCCGGCGGGAAGCCGGGTATTTCGACAGCCTGACCACGGTGCCTGGTGGTGACGTGAAGCTGGGGACCGTCATGTTCGCCGGCAGCCTGTACCGCGAGCGCGGCAGCGTCGATTCATTCGCGTCATTCGAGCAGATGGGCAACCCGGTTCCGTTTGGCTCCAATGGCCAGATCAACCGTTTGCTGGGCGTCAATAGGTCGCAAGTGGCATGACTGCCTCTGGCATCTTTGCCGACGCTCAGGGCACGCTTGTGGCGTCATTGAGCGCCCTAGGGCTCAAGGTCGTGACTGACGTGCGAAACGCACGGCCAATCACCGTCCTGATCGAGCCCCCTACGTTCACCTGTTTCAACAGCAACATTGCCGACATCGAAATCGGCATCAAGATCCTTGCCGCTCCCCCGGGCAACCAGGACGCGGCGGATTACCTCATCACCACTGCTGACACCATCATGAACAGCAGTATCAGCCTCATCCGGGGCATCCCAGGGGTCATGCTGATCGGGGGGCAAGAGGTCCCGACGTATGATCTGACCGTCCGAGTAGGAACGCAAAGGAGCTAGCCAAATGGCGGCCACGACTTACCTTTCCCAGCCGGCGTCGCTGACCATCGCCGGCGTCCAGCTTGCAGACCAGTGCTCAGCAGTCACGCTGACCCTTGGCCAGAACCCGCTGACCAGCACCGCCTTCGGAGACACCGGGGAGCGCATGGTTGGTGGCCTGCAGACCGTCGAGGGAACCATCACCCTCTACGTCGACTACGGCAACAACAGCGTCGAGAACACCGTGGCGGGCGAGATTGGCGCTGGCGACACCGAAATCGTGGTGCGTAAGGATGCTGGAGCTCCCGGGGCGGCGAACCCTGAGTGGACGATCAGCAACACCATGATCGCCAACTACCCGATCACCTACACCGTGGGTGAGCTGCAGGTTATGGAAGTGGCATTCTCGGGTGGCAGCTTCGTGCGCGACGTGACCACCTGATCATCAACTAGGGGGAACTCC